GTACCCCTGCCGCCCAGTCTCCGCTAGATGCGTACGGGCTGGCGAAGATGCTGAACCCAAGTTCTGTGCCCCGGTTCATGGGCACCTTCAAGCAACAAGTTATGTGGCAGGTGACACGCTTCAAGTGGGTGCCCAAGGACGACGCTACGGAGACCGTATTCAATGCGCTGCGTCCGGCGATCCGCTTCACCAAGGACGAGTGCCTAGACCTGCCGGAGATGACCTACGTTAAGCGCGAGGTGCCCCTCACGGCCCAGCAGAAGAAGTATTACCAGCAGCTCCATGACCAGATGATGCTTCAGGCAGATGGGGAGGAGGTCACCGCAGCCAACGCCGCCATCATGATGAACAAGCTCATGCAGATCAGTTGTGGCGCCGTGTACAGCGACGACCGGGAGACCATCGAGTTCGACATCTCCAACCGCTACAAGGTGCTGCGTGAGGTCATCGACGAGTCCAGCCAGAAAGTTCTTATCTTCGTGCCCTTCAAGCACACCATCGAGCTTTTGGTGCAGCGGCTTCGCAAGGACAAGATCACGGCGGACTTCATCTCAGGCGACGTGTCCGCCAGCAAGCGCACGGCGCTGTTCAAGCAATTTCAGGAGCAACCCGACCCTCGGGTGCTGGTCATTCAGCCGCAGGCTGCAGCCCATGGGGTGACGCTTACAGCCGCCAATACGGTGGTGTGGTGGGGGCCGACGAGTTCCTTGGAGACCTATGCTCAGGCCAATGCTCGGGTGCATCGTTCGGGCCAAAAGCATAAGTGTACGGTTGTACAGCTACAGGGCTCTTCTGTGGAAAAACACGTTTATAAGATGTTAGACAACCGAATCAACGTCCATACAAAAATTGTGGACTTATACAAGGAATTACTTGACTAACGTGGGAAATGGGGATATTGTGGCTTTTCCGTGAGAGGAGATACTTATGGAAACCACTATCCCGCTAGAGAAGTTGACCAAAGCGTACATCAAGTTGCGCGACATGCGGTCGAAGTTGTCCGCAGAGTACAAGGCTCAAGACGGCGAGCTGCTTGAGAAGCAGGACCGGATCAAGAAGGCCCTGCTGGATCACTGCAAGGAGCACAACGTCGAGAGCGTGAAGACTTCTGAGGGTGTCTTCTACCGGCAGGTGAAGCGCCGTTATTGGACCAGCGATTGGCAGTCCATGTACAAGTTCGTCATGGAGAACAATCTGCCTGAGTTCTTTGACAAGCGCCTGAACCAGTCGAACGTAAGACAGTTCTTGGAAGAAAACCCAGAGATGGTCCCGCCGGGGCTTAACGTAGAGTCGGAATACACTGTTTCCGTTCGCAAAAACAAGGGCTGATTATGAGTTCTGAATACGTCACCAAGAAGGAGGTTGCCGATCACTTTGCCGTTGCCTCTACCACCGTTGACGGGTGGGTCAGAAGGAAGGGGCTGCTGCCCCCAGGCACGTTCATCAAGGTGGGACGCACCTATCGTTTCAAACTGAAGGAGCTGGAAGAGCACTTCCTGCAGGAAGCCCAGCGGCTCGCCGGGGAGGAACCTGAAGAGCCGGAAGAGGGCGCACCCGTGCAGCTTGAGCTGCCGTTTGAAGACCCAGAAGAGGCCGAAGAGCTAGAGGATGAAGTCCCGTCCTTTGACTTTGACGCTGACGACGACGTTTGAGGAGAACACCATGAGTGAAGTAGGGATGTTTAAGGGCAACGCCCTTGTGAGCAGCGATCTGTTCAAGTCGTTGCAGACAATGAACGAGAACCTTGGTGGGGGCAGTAAGTCTGGGGGTGGAGCCCGCCGAATCAGTCTACGGGGTGGCAAGTTCCGTCAGATGCTGGGCGGCGAGCAGCTTGCGGTAAGCAAAGAAGACTCCATGGAGATTGTCATTGTAGATGCTGCACGGATCGCCCGTACCTTCTACGCGGGGCAATACTCCGCTGACAACCCCACGGCTCCGCAATGCTGGTCTGCTGATACGAACGCACCGTCACCTGATGTACCAGAAGATCAGCGTCAGGCCCCCCGTTGCCTTGAGTGCCCGCAGAACGTGAAGGGCTCGGGCATGGGTAACAGTCGTGCGTGTCGTTTCTCGCAGCGGTTGGCTGTGGCGTTCCCCGGTGATCTGGACAAGATTTATCAGCTTCAGCTCCCGGCTACGTCCATTTTCGGCGAGACCAAGGACGGCAAGATGCCCATGCAGGCCTATGCCAAATTCCTTAGCGCCAACAACACCCCGGCAGCAGCCATCGTCACAGAGATGTATTTCGACGAGAACAGCGAGGTACCGAAGTTGTTCTTCAAGCCCGTCCGGCCCTTGGAGCAAGAGGAGCTGGAAAAAGTGATCGAGATGCGCGAGCATCAAGACACGAAGCGGGCCATTACCATGACCGTCGCACAGACCGATGGTGTCCAAAAGGTGACGGTGCAAGAAGACGCACCGAAGCCCGCTCCCAAGCGGCGTGCCAATGCCATTGAAGAGGCTGAGGCCGTCGAAGACGAAGCAATCGAGGAACCGAAGAAGGCCACCAAGAAGAAGGCCGCGCCTCCGCCGGAAGATGATGGAGACCTCGGCGACCTCGTTGATTCACTTTGGGACGACGCGTAGTCCCCCACGCCGCGACTAGGTTAATACCGAAAAGGGTACTGCAGCGCCCCTGTCGCGGTGTCTTTAACTTCTGGGTGGGATATGGACACAAGACAATTTTTGCACCGTGTGTTGGGGGGAGATGGGCGCTACTGCACTTTCGCAGCTCGGAAGACAGATGAGCGCATAAAGCAAGATTTCCACACCTCCATTGACGAAGCGATTGACAGGGCAAACGAGTTAGACGAAGAGGGTTACGACACATTCTTTGCGCTGGCTACCTTCGGGCCAGAGAACAAGCGTACAGCGGACAATGCCATCGAATTGCGGGCGCTGTTCCTCGACATAGACTGCGGGCCCGGCAAGCCCTATACGACGCAGGTGGAGGGCATCGAAGCCCTTCAGAAGTTCTGCAAACAACTTACCTTGCCGAAGCCTCAGCTCGTCAGCTCGGGGCGCGGTGTGCATGTGTACTGGGCCCTTACCGAAGCGGTTTCGGCGGAGCGCTGGCAAGGCATAGCTGAGCGCCTGAAGCGGGCCTGTGAAGCAAAGAAGCTGGAAGCCGACCCTGCCGTTACGGCAGACATTGCACGAATCCTACGGGTGCCGGGGACGCACCATTACAAAGGCGAGCCGAAGCGAGTCACGCTTCTCGGTAAGGAGTTCCCTGCACCTGTTGACCTAGACGATTTTGCCTCCAAGCTAACGGTGTTTACCCCGGCGCCGAAAGTAGATGCCCTACAGAACACGGCGCTCATGGATGCGCTGGCGGGGAACAAAGAGTCGTCATTCAAGAAGATCATCGCCAAGACCAAGGCCGGTGAAGGGTGCGCACAACTGGCGTACATCGTCCGGCACCAAGATCAAGTGGACGAGCCCCTATGGCGCGCAGGCCTGTCCATAACACGATTCACGACGGAGGGCTTGAAAGCTGCCCACGTCATCTCCAAGAACCACCCTGACTATGACCCCGGCGAGACCGAGGAAAAGTTCAATCGCATCAAGGGGCCGTACCTGTGTTCCCGGTTCGACGAGTACAACCCCGGTGTGTGCCAAGACTGCCCCAACTGGGGGAAGATCAAATCGCCGATCACCCTAGGCAGCAAGGTCAAGGAGCCAGAGAACAACGAGGGGGTAGTCGTCACCGACACCCCGGTAGCGGAGGAAGGGGAGCCGCAGATATACGTTATCCCGCCCTACCCGGCGCCGTACTTCCGAGGCGTGAACGGTGGTGTGTACAAGAAGGTGAAGGGCGACGACGAGGAAGATGATGACATCAAGCTGATTCACCCGGATGACTTTTACGTTGTGCGGCGCATACGGGACCCGGAGCTGAAAGACTGCCTACTGCTACGCGCCCACTGCCACATGGACGGGGTACGGGAGTTTGTGGTTCCGCAGCGGACCTTGGTCTCTCGGGATGAGTTTAGGAAAGCATTAGCCGATGAAGGCATAACCATACTCCGCAACGGGGACGAGGTGCTCGCATACATGGACACTTGGGTACAAGAGCTTAGGAGGACGGCTCGGCAAGACAACGCACGGAGGCAGTTCGGATTCACGGACGATACCGCTACATCCTTTGTCATCGGAGAGAAGGAATACTACGCGGATCGCGTGGCCGACAACGCCCCGTCCACCAACACCGGCGCCATGATGCACATATACCGGCCCAAGGGCACCCTTGAGGGCTGGAAAGAGATGGCGGAGTTCCTGAACCAGCCAGGGCAGGAGCTGTATCAGTACGTTATGTGTGCGTCAGCGGGGTCCTTCCTCATGCACAACTCCAACGTCAACGCCATGCTAACCCACGTTTGGAGTAAGGGCTCGGGGCTCGGTAAGACCACGGCGATGTTCGCCGCTGCGTCGATCTGGGGGAAACCACAAAAACAGGTCCTGCTGGATGAGGACACCACCAACTCTAAGATGTTTCAGGGGGAGCTTAACCAGAACCTGCCGTTGTTCCTCGATGAGCTTACGAACACGCCCGGCAAGCAGATGTCTAGCCTTGTCTATCAATGCACCGGGGGGCGCCAGAAGAAGCGGATGCAGAGCAGCAGCAACGAGCTTCGCTACCAAGGCAACGAATGGAAACTTCTTACTGTCTCGACCGGCAACACCAGCATTATTGAGCGCATCAGTGCCACCAAGGCAATGCCGAAAGCAGAGGCCCAGCGGGTCCTTGAGATCAGGGCAGAACAAGTCTTCGATAAGACTGTGGACAAGCCTCTGACGGATCAATTTGCCCGGACTATCTTTGAGCATTACGGGCACGCCGGGCCCCTCCTCGTGCAGTATTACCTGCGGAACAAGGCTGAGGTAAACAAGATCGTCCTAGATATTCAGTCTCGGCTCGACCTGCATGCAGGGCTCACGGCAGAGAACCGTTTTTGGTCCGAGGGTGTGTCGCGGATACTGGCCGGCGGCATCCTTCTGAAGAAGCTGGACCTAGTAAGTTATGACATGGCCGCGCTGTTCAAGTGGTGCGTGAAGATCATCAAACAGAACATGGGCGCAGTGGACGCAGATACGGGGTCTTGCTCCCAAATAGCAGCCGAGTACATCCAAGAGCGGTGGAACGGCACGCTACGCATCAAGAGCACCGAGGACCGGCGTGGAAAGGAGAACGACAACGGACTGGACCAGCTTGTTATGCCCGAGGCTACTCCCCGCACGTCCTTCACCATCCGCTACGAGACGGATACGCACCGCTTCTATTTCTTGGCTAAGGACTTCCGGGCGTGGTGTATCGACCAGCAGATCAACTACGGTCAGCTATGCGAAGACATGGAGAAGGAGCTGGGTGCCCAGAAGGTGAAGATACGTATGGGCAAGGGCACGTCTACAATAACGCCGCCGGTAACAGCGATTTCCTTTATCAGTAAAACGTTGGCAGGAGACGTAGACGAGATCAATGGCCCGTCCGAAGCCGCTGAAGAAGTATGACCTGTGCCCTGATGGGGTGACGGTGATCGTGGACTGGGACC